GGCAAGTACATGGGTTATGTTGAAATTGGTGCATACAGACTTGATCTGTTTGTATACAACGGCCGTTACTCTGATTTCAATTCTAACACTGTAAAGAAATATGTTGATGAAAACAAGGTAATTATGACAGCTGATATTGCTGATCTTGATTTCCGTCGCGTATACGGTGGAGTTCCTTCTATCGGTATGGATGAGCCTTTTGCTTCAATTATTCCTGAACAGGTTACTTATGAAAATGGTGTACGTGTACACAATCGTGTATACAAGGACCAGAAGGGTAATACTTACAGCGCTGAGTCAACAGTGCGCCCTGTAAACATTCCTGTTTCAATCGACAGATTCGCCTGCTTTACTGTTGCTCAGTAAGGTAACTCAGTTGTTCAGGATTCCTGAACAACTGAAAGGAGCCTGAAGATGAAATACATAGTTGCGCCTGGAGTTTGCTTTAGCAATCACGGGAAAAATCTTGAAGCTGGTGCAGAAATTACAGCTGATGTGTTTGATCCACAGTCTGCCTTTGACAAGTTTGTAAAACAAGGAAAAATCATTCCTGTCGAAGGGGGGGGGCAAACAAGCTCAGTAAAAACTTCTGATAAAACAGAAGTGAGTAACAAGGTAAATATTTTGCAAAAACTTATTTCTCCATTTTCAATTAGGAGAAAAAAGTAGGAGCATAAGATGAAATACATAGTTGCGCCTGGAGTTTGCTTTAGCAATCACGGGAAAAACTACGAAGCAGGAGCCGAAATTTCAGCTGATGTATTTAATCCTAAATCTGCATTCGATAAGTTTGTGGAAAAGGGAATGATTCTTCCTGCCGGTGGTTCTGAAAAAAAAGTTGCCACTACAGAAGGAAATACTGCTGACGAGGCAAATGAAAATGAAAATACAAAAACTGCTGATGTAGAAAATAAATCTACAGGAAGCAAGAAGGGAAAGAAATAATGAACTTAAGACAGCTTGCAGAACAAGATCTAGCGGTTACTTTGACTGATAAAGATAATGGCGGAGCTGTTTCGTTCACAATTTCTAAACCTTCTGGAACTGGTTACACGGTAAATGGATTTGTGGGGGATATTGGGTATTTACTTGATACTGAAGGAAATCCAATTGCCGGCCGTACTGTTACAGCTATATTCAGAATGAGCGATTTAATGGCTAATAATGAATATATGCAGCCAGGCAGAGGCTGGAAGGTAATTTACACGGATATGTCAGGCCATGAATGGATTTTGTACGTTGCAAGATTTGAGCCGGACAGAACACTTGGAGTTGGCCGATTAATTCTAAGCTTAAACTTGGAGGCTAAGGGTGAGTGAGTACGTTGTAAATGAGCTTTTAAGCACGCCGGATAATGTTGAAATTATCCGGGATCAGATTTGTGGCATTCTTGCTTTAGAGTTCGCTCATCAATATGAGTTAGCTCAGGAAGCTGGTTCTGCTGTTGTACCTGATGATTATGATATAAAAGTTTATCTGGAAAATGATGAGCCTTGGGCTTTGCAGACTGAAGAAGATAAGAGCATTTATCCTTTGGTAAATGTAAGCTTGCAGAATTCTGTAACTGAAAAGGGAAGCACTGCTACAAACAGCACTTCCAGAACAGCAACATTTTTCATTGATTGTTACGCTTCCGGTTCTTTTGATGGTTCCGGTTTAAGCGGACGAATGGCAGTTATAAAAGCCTGGAAGACTGCAAGAATTGCAAGAAACATCCTGGAAGCTGCCAATTATGCTTACCTAGGTTTGCGTGGAATTGTAAGCAAAAGGGCTATTCCTAGTTGTGAGACAGGAATGCCGAAAAGTCAGAATTCTGCTGTAAAACTTTGCGTGGTAAGACTTAGACTTGATGTGACTTTTACAGAAAAAAGTCCTCAAGTTACCGGGGTTGAAATTGACCCTATTAGCTTAAGTATAACAGACGATACCGGATTGGTAGTCGTTGACATGAATGAGGAGGAATAAAGATGGGTGTTAGTGCTTCATCTATCTCACGCGTTACAGGCGTTGAGGTAAAGTACAAGAACTTTAACGCCGGCGCTGCTGCTCTTTTGCCTCAGCGACTTGCCATTATTGGTCCAGGTAACGCTGACAAAACATTTTCTACTGACAAGTATGAATGTGAAGGAAGTGCGGTTGCCGTTGCTGAAAAGTACGGTTATGGTTCACCATTGCATCTTGCAGCTTTGCAGTTGTTCCCTAAGACTGGAAGCGGCGCAAGCTTCCCTGTAACAATTTATCCTGTTGCTGATGCAGCAGGTGGTGTTGCTGCGGAAGGTTCTGTTGCTGTTACTGGTACTGCAACTGAAAATGGAAGCGGTGTAATTTACATTGGTGGAATAAAAGCTGAATTTGCAGTTTTGAAAACAGAAACTGCTGCTGCGGTTATGGCCAAAGTGATTACAGCTATTAACGGCACTCTTGAAATGCCTGTAAAAGCTGGAGAAATTGCTGATGATGCAATTCCTTTGACAGCTAAGTTTAAGGGTTCTATCGGAAACCTTATTACAATTGAATGGGATTGTGATATTGCCGGTCTTACTTTCAGTAAGGTTGCTATGGCAGATGGCGCTGTAGATGGAAACGTTGATGACGCTATTGCTGCAATTGGTGGTGTTTGGGAGACAGTTATCCTTGACTGTTATCCTTATTCAAATACTGGCAATCTTGATAAATACTTTGAATTTGGTGTTGATCGCTGGGGCGTTCTCAACAAAAAAGGTTGTCTTGTTGCTCACGGATGTACTGATGACTATGCAACAAGAACTGCTGTTACAGATTTGCGTCCTAACGACTATATCAATTTCTTGATTGAGTCTAAGGGTTCAAGAGAGCTTCCTTTTGTTATTGCTGCAAAAGGTCTTGTAAGCGACATTATGACTGCTGCTGATTCTGATCCAGCTATGGGTTATAAAGGCCTTCTTTCTGGTCTTCATACCGGAGCTGATGCAATTCAGGAAGTTTATTCTGTTCGCAATCAGGCTCTTTCTAAGGGCGCATCAACTAACCTTAAAGAAGGTTCTGTTGCACGCTTGAATGACATTATTACATTCTACCATCCTGAAAACGAAGGTAAATATCCATCACGCCGTTACGTTGTGGACCTTATGAAGCTTATGAACGTTGTTTACAATGTTCGCCTCATTATGGAAGCTGACGAAATGGTGGGAGTTCCTCTTGTTCCTGATGCTGATGTAGTAACAAACAAGAATGCAGTACAGCCTAAGACTGTAAGAACTGCATTTATCAACCTGGCAAAAAATCTTGCTAAGAAAGCAATTATTTCTGATGCTGAGTTTACAAAGAAAAACCTTGAAGTTTCAATTGACAGTGAAAATCCAAAACGCTTAAACGTTGTTTTCCCTGTAAAGCTTTCAGGAAATATTGAAGTAAGCTCAACTGACGTTTACTTTGGTTTCTACCTTGGAGGTGAATAATGGCAAGCGGATGTATTGAGTCTATCGTAATCAACGGCCGCCGTTTCACAACTGACGCTGATGACAGCTGTGAAATCACTTACGACGGTTTTGAAAACGAAGTAAAACCGAATGGCGACGGTACAATGAGAATTGTTAAAAGCCGCCATCCTGGAAGCATTGAGGGATTGAACATCCTGATTGACCCTAGCCGTGACGATCAGGAGTTTTTGAAAGAAACTCAGGATTCTCTGGAGTTTGTAGATGTTTCTGCAACTTTGGTTGACGGTGTTGTGGTTGGTGGAAGTATGCAGCTGACCGAAGCTGTTACTACTGACTTGAAAGAAGGTACTGCTGCAATTACTTTGCAGGGAACTTGTGAAAAGTTAGGCTAAAACGAACTTTAAGCAGTAGGTCTGTTCCAGTCCCGTTTTACACCCGGAATGGACTTACTGCTTTATTTTTTATAGGAGATTAAAAATGGAAGAAAAGCAGGTTGTTGCAGACGAAGTTTGCGAAAAAGAATTTATTGAATGGTGCGAGGCTAACGGTATTGATTATGACGTTAGTAACATGAATGAAGAAAGCGCAGAGGCTTTTAACAAAAATAAAAGCACTATGAAAAACGCTGCCAAAGCTGGCCGCCTTGTTTTTGACGGCGGTAAACTTGAATACACTGTGAGTGCAAAGAGCCCTGAAAACTATGCAGGAAATGTTTTGAAGATTGGTGAGCCTACCGGAAAGATATTTACTGCTATGGACGGTTTGAAAGACACTCAGCTGTTTAAGAAACAGACTTGTGTTATGAGTGCACTGACCGGAAAAGATACAGGTTATTTTGACAAACTTCATGCCAGTGACTGGAAGCTGTTACAGGCGGTTGTTGTTTTTTTTCTCACTATCTAAGTTTCGAGGTTGCCTACAAAGGAAATCGAAAACTTATACGCGGTTTTAGCGGGCCAGCAATGGCGATAAGACAGATTTATGCTGATTATCATTTACCGATAATGCCGCGTGAAATTACTTTGCAAGAAATTCATTTTTTTTATGATGCGTTAATTCCTGGGTTAATAGAAATCCAGAAAAATGAGAGGGATAATAAAAAGCATGGCAAATAGATATGCAGTAGAAACAGTTTTTAAGGCAGTTGATGCTATGACAGCTCCTCTTAAAAAGATGGAAGGTTCTATGAAGGGCCTTGGCGGAGTTAGCGCTTCTGTAAATGCAAAAATTAAAAATGACATGAAGACTGCCGAAATGCAGCTTAATGCTTTTGGCAAAAAAATCAAAACCGGCGCTAAAGTTGTAGCGGCGGCCGCTGTTACGGCTGCCGGTGCGGCGCTGGTTGATTCTACTAAGAAATATATTGAGTTTGAAGACGCTGTTACCAGGGCTGGCTCAAAGTTTGTTGACTTGGATGTAACGAGCGCGGATTTTAAGGACAATCTTGAAGAGCTTCAAAAAGCTGCAATGGAAGTTGGCGCTAAAACTATGTTTAGCGCAAGTGATGCAGCCGGTGCTCTTGATAAGATGGCTATGGCCGGACTTTCTTCTAAGCAGTCTATGGCAATGCTTATGGGAACTACACGGCTTGCTACTGCTGCCGGAACTGATTTGACAAGCGCTGTTGATATGGCAACAGATGCGCTTGGCGCTTTTAATCTTACTAAAGACGAATTTGGAAATCCTCTTGATGAAGCGGGCCTTGCAGCTTCTGTTGACCGTATCGCTGATGTTGTAGCAAAGGCTACAAACATGGCTAATTTTGACATGAATATGTGGTTTGAAAGTGCTAAAAACGGCGCTTCAACCTTTACTTCTTTGGGCGGTTCCCTGGAAGAGTTTACAGGAATGGCGGCTGTTCTTGCTAATGCCGGAATTAAGGGCGGCGAAGCCGGAACTGCTTTGCGTAATGTTATGCTTAATTTAAGTGCTCCTAGCACGGCTGCCAGCAAAGCTTTGTCTCAACTTGGAATTACTACTTATGACAGCGCCGGAAAGCTTTTGCCGGTTATGGACATTCTTAAACAATTTGAAAATAACCTTGGCGCTATTGATGAAGAAACAAAGAATGGCGCTCTTAAAGATATTTTTGGAACTCGTAATGTTGGAAGCTTCCTGACATTGCTGAATGCAGGAACTGATCAGATTCAGGAATATATAAGCACTTTGGAAAATGCCGGTGGAACTGCATCTAATATTGCGGCCGCTCAGCAATCTTCTTTGAAAAGTCAGATTACATTATTAAAATCTGCAATTGAAGGTATTCAGCTGAATATTGGTAAAGCCGTTGCTGAAAACGGCGGTTCTGCCGGTCTTCAGAAAATTATTCAGATGGTTAATAACATCAATATGGACAGCGTAAAAAAGGCTGTTATTGGAATTATGGATGTTTTAGCCGGAATGATTCAAATGCTTATTGGAGCAGGCAAGGTTCTTTGGGCTTTACGCGTTCCTATTATTGCGATTGTTGGAGCTATGACGCTATACAAAGCTA